CGGCTATGCGGTGGACATCGACGCGAGCGGCGACGGATGGGTGCGGATGACGCGGGCGACGGGTGAGCGGCTGATCGCCGTCACCTATCGCGCGGGGATGGCGCAAGGGCTGGACGGGGTGCCGGAGCCGTTGCGGCAGGGCATCGTGCGGCTGGCGGCGGACCATTATCTGGCGCGCGGCGGCGACGCGGCGACGCCGCCCGCCGTGGTGAGCGCGCTGTGGCGGCCGTGGCGGCGGATGCGGCTGGCATGAGGAGCGTGTTGGAGCGCGCTTTGGCGGGGCGGGCGGCGCGGCGGCGGGAAGCCATAGCGGCTGCGCTGCGCGAGGAGGGCGTGGCGGCCAGCGTCGAGGGTGAGGCGGTGGTCGCGTCCGGGCGCGGGCTGCGGGCGCGCTGGGCGCGGGAGCTGGCGCTGAGAGAAGCGGGGAGAGGAGCATGAGCGCGGAAGTGGCGATGCGCGGCGCGATTCTCGCGGCGTTGCGGGCGGACGGGGCTTTGGGCGCGCTGGTGGGCGGCGTGCATGATGGCGAGCCGGGGCGGGCTGGCGCGCCCTATGCCTTTGTGGGCGAATGCCTGGGCGCGGACTGGGGCGGCAAGGATGTGGACGGGCGCGAGCTGCGGCTGACCGTCGGGCTGGTGGTGGCGGACGCCGCGCCCGCGCGGCTGGCGGCGATGATGGCGCGGGTCGGGCCGGCGGTGGAGGCGGCGGCGAGCGCGGACGGCTGGCGGATCGTCAGCGCGCGGCTGGCGCGGTCGCGCGTGGCGCCGGTGGCGCGCGGAGAGGGCGCGGGGTGGCGCGCGACGATCGACTGGCGGGTGCGGGCGGTGCGCGAGGGCGCTTAGAAAGCCAGCGCGATCCCGGATCAAGTCCGGGATGACGAATGTCTCAAATGCTCAAGGCGGTCCGGGCCGGAGAAGCGGACCCCGGATCAAGTCCGGGGCGACGCATGTCCGGGAGGAGGGGCGGCGCGGTGCCGCCTCAGCTCGGGCGGCTGCTTTCCTCATATTCCGAGGTGATCTTGTCGATATATTCGGCGATCTGGTCGTCGGCGTCGGCCTGCGCGTCCTTGTCCGACATCTTGTCGGCCTTGTCCTGCGCGACGATGGCGGCGCGGAAAGCGGCTTCCTTGTCGGCGCAGGCCTTTTTGATCGCGCTCTGGAAATCGCCGGCGGTCAGCTTCTTGTCGAGCGAGGGCTGCACCTGCGCGGCCAGGCATTTGGAAAAATCCTTGCGGCCGGTGCCCACGGCGTCGGCGGAAGGCGCGCCGGCGAGCATCATCACGAGCGCGGCTGAAACGATCATCGAAACCTCTCCATATCCTGCGTTTTGCACGGTTTAGCTGAAGAAAGGATGCGCCATGGGCGTCGAAAAGGGAAGTGCATTTTTGCTGAAGGTGGGCGACGGAAACACGCCCGCAACATATGCGACGGTGGCGGGGATGCGCACCACGCAATTGTCGGTCAATGGCGAGGCGGTGAACATCACCAGCAAGGATTCGGGCGGCTGGCGCGAATTGCTGTCGGGCGCCGGCGTGCGGTCGGTCAGCGTGTCGGCGGCGGGGCTGTTCACGGGGTCCGCGGCGGAGGTGCGCATCCGCAACCACGCGCTGTCGGGCACGATCGAAAGCTATGAGCTGAGTTTCGAGAGCGGGGAACGGATGCGGGGCAGGTTTCTCGTCACCCGGCTCGATTATGCCGGCGATTATAATGGCGAGCGCAACTATGCGCTGAGCCTGGAAAGTTCCGGCGCGGTGGTGAGCCTGTGAGCGGGAGCCAGGCGAACCCCGCGCGGGGGGAGGCGGCGTTGCCGGTGGGCGGCGACCTGCTGACGCTGCGGCCGAGTTTTGCCGCGCTGGTGGCGGCGGAGGCGGAGCTGGGGCCGCTGTTTGCGCTGGTGGAGCGGGCGGCTGACGGCAAGCTGTCGCTCGCCGATCTGGTGGGACTGTTCTGGCATTGCCTGGTCGACCGGCGGGCGCTGACGCGCGAGGCGCTGGGCGAGGCGGTGATCGCGCTGGGGCTGGCGCGGGTGACGCCGGTGCTCAAAGCCGTGTTGCAGCAGATATTGGCGGGAAAATGACGCGCTTTGCCGATCGGGCGGATGTGCTGGCGGGGATGGCGGGATGGCTGCTCGGCTGGCGGCCGGACGAGTTCTGGCGCGCGACCCCGGCGGAACTGGCGAGCGTGCTGCGCGCGGCGCGGGGCGAGGAGGCTGGCGGCGCCGGCGGCGGCGTGGATGGGACGGAACTGGCGCGGTTGCTGGCGGCGATGCCGGATTGAGGGGGGCTTGCATCCTCCCCTGCAAGGGGAGGATTTTGGAGGGGGAAGGGCATGGACGAGGAGATCGAGACGCTGGTGGTGCGGGTGCGGGCCGATACCGCCAGCCTGTCGCGCGACGTGGAGGCGATGCGGGCGGGCATGGAAGGGCCGCTGGCCGCAGGGGCGGAGCGGGCGGGGGTGCGGATCGAGCAGGGGCTGCTGCGCGCGGTGCGGACCGGCAAGTTCGGGTTCGAGGATCTGCGCAGGATGGCGCTGAGCGTCCTGGACGCGATTGCGGGGAGCGCGTTGCAGGGGGCCGTGGGCGGCGGCGCGGGGGGCGGCGGTTTGCTGAGCCTGGGCACGTCGCTGCTGACCGCCGCGCTGGGCCTGCCGGGGCGGGCGACGGGCGGGCCGGTGGCGCCGGGGCGCGCGTACCTGGTCGGCGAGCGCGGGCCGGAAATGTTCGTGCCGACGACGAGCGGGCAGGTGGTTGCGGGTGGTAGCGCGCGCGACGTGCGGGTGCGGATCGCGGTGAATGGCGGCGGGGAGGCAAGCGAGGCGCGGTTGCTGGCGCGGAGCGCGCGGCAGGTGGCGCGGGCGGTCAAGGGGGCGCTGGAGCGATGAGCAGGCTGAACTACTGGCTGGCGGATGCGCGGCGGGGGCAGGAGACGCGCTTTCTGAAGCGGTTCGCGGCGACCCATTGGACGGTGAATTTCCCCCGGCCGATGATGGCGGGGGTGGTGACGACCGCGCCGGATGCGGTGCGGGTCGACGCGGTGTTTTACGGATCGGGCGATCTGGCGGGCCTTATCTGGGAGGCGGAGGACCGATGGAGCCATCCGCTGCTCGCCTATGAGACGGCGCGGGATTTCCGGGATTGCGTGCTGTCGTTCCGCTGGCGGTCGGGGGGCGTGCGCAGGCTGGACGAGACGCACGGGCCGACGCTGACCATCGAGGGGCGGGACGAAAGCGGGGCGGCGAAAAGCTGGTATGTGCGCTTGTGGAACTATGCGAGCGGTGGCCCGGAAGATGCTGATATCACGCTTGATTTTTCCGCGCTGGTGGGTGGGTATGACCTGCCCGAGGATGCCGATCCGGTGTGGGCGGGGGACATCGACCGGATGTTCATATCGTTGGTGCCGCCCGATTATGACGAGGGGATGACGCCTTTTGCCACGCCGGTCGAGGGCTGGGCCGAACTGAGCGAGATACGCTGCGACGGCGCGGGGTCTGTGATCGCGGTCGGCGACGTGATGCTGCCCGAGCATGGGCTGTCGATGGCGACCGGCTATGACGATTGTTTCAACCAGACGCCGCAGCGGATCGTCGAGGCGATCCATGCGCTGGGCTATCGCGGGGCGATCAACCATTATGTGGGGATGAGCCACTATTTCCGGCTGGAGCGGCCCGATCCCTCCAGCGTCGATGGGCTTTACGTCAGCCTGGCCGGCGGGGTGCTCAACGCGCCGTGCGCGGCGTGGCACCGGGACTTTGCCGCGCGGGCCAGGGCGATGGGGATGGGGGTTATCTGGTCGCTGTCCTACGAGCTTTTCGACGCGCATTGCTGGGGCGACTGGAAGCAGCGGGCGGAGGATGGCGCGCCGGCGCTGACCGGATGGGCGCCGCCGTCAACCTTGCTGTCGCCCGCGCATGAAGGGGCGATGAATTACCTGCGGCAGGTGGCGGGAGCCTTTGTTTCCATCGGGTTGGAAGCGGACCTGCCGATCTTGTTTCAGGTCGGCGAACCCTGGTGGTGGGTGATGCCGGGGGACGGGCGCATCTGCCTCTATGACGATGCGGCGCGGGCGGCGCTGGGCGGTAGTCCGGTGTCGATCCCGAGTCTGTGGGGTGATCTGGACGCGGGCCAGCGCGACCTGCTGGATGCGGCGGGGGCGTTGCTTGCCGGTTCGACGGCGGCGCTGTGCGCGCATGTGAAGGGCATCGCGCCGGACGCTGTGACTCATCTGCTCGCCTATCTGCCGACGATCCTCGATCCCCGCGCGCCCGAGGCCAAGCGGGCGAACATGCCCGTGGGGTGGGCGCACCCCGCCTTCGACGTGCTGCAGCTGGAAGATTATGACTGGGTGACGGAGGGGCGGCCGAACCTGACGGCGCGGGGCGTCGATCTGGCGACGGCGCGGCTGGGCTATCCGGTCGGGGAGCAGCATTATCTGGCGGGCTTCGTGCTGTTGCCCGAGCAGGCGGGGCAGTGGCGCAGGATCGCGGACGCGGCGCAGGCGGCGGTCGCGCGGGGGACGGCGGCGACCTTTATCTGGGC